GTAGTCGGCACGCACCAAAAAGGCGGGGGAGTCGCGCTCGTCGAGCTGTCTCGGCTCGTCGGCGGGTGCCGCCTTACGGGCAGACTGTAGCGCTGTGTCTGGCACGACTATCGGATGCTCTCTCGGCGTGTCGCTCGATGCGTCGAGATTCTTTACTAGGCCCTGCGCCGCCCGGTATCTGTCACGGTTGCGGATACGGGTGCCGTTGCTCGTGTTCTCTTTGCGCGTCTTTGCCTGATGGCACTGCGAGCACAGGGTCTGCAGGTTCTCGGAGTCGAACGGGTCGCCGCCGTCTGCTAGGCGCTGCACGTGATCGGCGTGCAGCCGGGTGCCATCGTCTCGACCTCGCCCGCAGCTGACGCACCTGTAGCCATCGCGCCGCTTCACTTGCTCAGCCACCCGGCGCCACTGCCCGGATGCCCTTGCGTCTCCCTTGCGTGTAGTCATCGCTCACCCTCCCTCGCCGTAGAGATTAGTTGAGCGGTCAATAGTTGAGTATGTAATCGGATTTAGGGCAGAGGTCGGGCCGCCCCCCTAGGCCCTAACGGGCCTAGGTGTCCCCTTGCCATAAGGCATCCCGCTGCAGGCATGACTCATAGACCCTCGGTGCAGCACGCGCAAGGGTCTATGCGGGGCACTATCGCGAGATAGCAGGTGATCAGCCTGAGTCGCTGTGCCGGTGTCTAGCGGGCCCGTAGGCGGGCCTCGGGCGCGGGCGCGGGTGAACGTGTAGGGCATGGCTCAGAATCCGCCCACGGGCGCTACAGGGGCGCCGTCCGGGTGCGCTGCGCGCCTGCGTGCCTGCCGGGCGAGGATCACAGCTACGGCGTCAGCAGGCGTGCTCGCCCGCTCTAGGAACAGGCGCAGGCAGGCGCCGTCAGCCTGTGAATGCACGTAGAGGACTCGGGCGAACCCGTCGTCGTCTGGCGGGTGCGTGGCATTGACGATCAGTGTGCCCGCGAGGATCGGCTCGCCGCAGCTGTAGCAGGCGGCGTCGCTGCGGCGGGCCCGCATGATGACGGTGCCCGAGCTCTTGGGCGGCGTGGCTACCCTGCCGGGGCGCTTACGCCTGCGCACGTTGCTCGCCTTGGGCCCGTATCCCTTGCCCGGCATTAGAGCTTCCGTCCCTCGGCCTCGACTGTGTGCCGGGCGCACAGCGCGGGCCAGAGGCGGCGGCACGCCTTGCATCGCTCGATGCGCAGCGACAGGTCAGGCGTGAGCATGACGTCGCCCTCGGCGCCTGTCGTGATCGTGCCCGCGCAGCGCCCGCATAGGAGCGTGTCTGTCGAGTCGTCGTGCCACAGGTAGACCGAGCGCTGCCAGGTGACGCCGCAGATACTGCAGAGCGCGAGCGAGGCGGGCACGAGCCGGGCTCGTCTAGTCATGGCCGACGCCTACCCACTGCGCCACGACAGCGGCGTGCCTCGACGGGCGGCTGCTCGTGACGTATCCGATGCGGCGGATCACGCCGAGGCGGGCGAGCCCTGTCATGGCAGCGCCGACAGCATTAGGGCGCGGCGGCAGACCCACGGCGTCGAGCGCATCGTCGCTCGTGAACGGTGACGGGCTCATGCGGGCGAGGCGCTCGACCTCGGCGATGAACAGGGCGCGCCAGAGCTGTACGTCTGCGGCCTCGATGACTTGCGCCTGCCCTTGGTCGCGCAGCTGTCGGGCCTCGGCTGCTCGCCGGATCGACTCGGCGACGTTGCGCAGGTAGTCGGGCTCGGCATGATCCTCGACGAGCAGCGGGTCGGAATCCCACTCGGCGAACGGCAGCGGCGGGTCGCCCGGGTCGATGAAAGGGCCTTCGCTCATGCTGTGCCGCCAGGTAGGCAGAGGATGCAGACGAGGCGCCCGTGCTCGGCGGCGTACAGCGCTGCAGGGTCGTACAGCGAGCCGCACGTATCGCAGGCGCGCAGCGTGACGCGCAGCTGCAGTCGGCAGCTATCGCACAGCACAGCATCGGGGCTGCTCATCGAGCGGGCTCGGCAGACAGGGCAGGGATACAGGATGCGCACGTTCACAGCGCCCGCCCCTTCTCATCGCAAGGGCGGGTATACGTGTCGGGATCGTAGGCAGACAGCAGCTGCCAGACCTGCAGCGCCACACTCTCGGGCACGTTGACGGCACTAAACACGGTCAGGACGTTCATGCGGGGCGGGCCCCTTTCCGGCTAGGAGGTGCCGCACGTTACCTGACGAGGCGAGGGTGCCGGTAGGGCTGCGGCGTGTCGTCACTGTGAGTAGTGGCCGGCGTTGCTCAGAGTGACGAAAGGGCGAGGCGCCCCGGCAAGCTCGGCGCCCTACCTCCTAGCCGGGAACTCGGGCAGCGAGCGCTCGGGGCGCCTCGACGAGCTGCACTCTAGTCGCTCTGCAGCGCGAGCCATGCAACGGCAATAGTGCCCGCGACTGACAAGGGCCCGCTGAACAGGTTATAGGCGAATACCGTCGCCTGCGTCGTCGATACGGCAGAGCACAGCACCGAGACCCACGGTGCGCCGCTCGGCAGGTTCTGCGTCGCCATGTAGAGCACGGGCGGCGTCGTGAATCTGCCGGGCGGAAAGGTCAGCACGAGCGGGCTGACGCCCGGGATGGCGCCGCCGCTCGGCACGTTCGTAAACGGTGCGATGCTGAACAGGCCCTCAGCTGCTCGACTCGTCACGACGTCGACAGCCTCGGCGAGCGCCCGTATCTGCGAGGCGCCTGCAGGCGGGTCGGATGGCTCGGGATACGGAAAGCCGAGCCGAGGCGTCGCGCCCACTGCTACCGCCCGCCCTGATACGCCGCTGCGATGTTCGCCCACGAGGCTGCATCGGTAGCGAATGCGGGCAGCCCGCCCGCTCGTGCATTGTTTGCCGTAGCCACGGTCAGCGAGACGAGCTGCCCGCCCTCGCATAGCCACCATGAGCCCGAGGGTGCCTGAATGATCATCCGGCGCCGCCTTTCTAGTGTCGGCGGGCCCGGGGTCGGGCCCGATAGTGCTGCCTGTACGTCTCGCCTCACGACAGCCATCGAGTCGCGGGGGTCGATCTTGCGTGTCGTCCATTCTTTGTGCCCGAGCACCTGCGCCGAGGTGAGCCGGTATCGGCGGCACAGCGCCGCCGTGAGGTCGACCATGACTCGATACTGCGCCGGATGCGTCGCGACCGGGTGCGCCCCGCTGCACTGCGCCGAGACGCCGATTATCTGAGCGTTGCCCTGATCCCGTGGGACTGACTGCCAGGGCCCGCCCGTGCCCGCATGATGAGCCCTGCCCGGCTCAGACTGCCCGGCTGTCTGCTCGGTGAGCATGTAGACCACGGCATCGGCGCCGACGAGCAGCTGATACAGCCCGCCGCTGCGTGCGTGAGAGACCTCGCCCGCTGTCGAGGCTGTCGTGCAGCGCCCGGCAGTGTGATGCCACATGATGCCGACAGGGGCGCGGAACGTGCCCGAGCGGGCAGGTCTCGGCCTGTCGTCGACTCGGAAACCCTGCGACTGCAGCCACACGCCGAGGCTACTCATCGAGCGGGCCCCGCCACTTGTCGCCCTCGGGCTCGGCGTCGGCCTTCGGTGCCTTGCGTTGCAGCTTGATGCTGTACCCGCGCCACGAGGCCCCTGTCGCGACGAGAGCGCCGAGCAGGAGCTCGACGATGATCACTAATGCGCCGTCTCTCACTAGAGCGCCCTCCAAGCTGTTATGCCAGGGAAATTGATTTGCCTCTGCCCCGGACCGTTACGCCCTGCCTGCTGCGCCCATAGTGACAGCACAGTAGGCACCGAGGCGTCTGTCACGGTGAGTCGGTGTGTTATCGAGCCCTGCTCTGTCGACGGGCCGCCCTGCAGCTTGTAGAGCGTGTGTCCGATAGGTACGCCTGCAGCCTTGACGGCGCCACCCGTTGCGACGAGTGACGCCCGGACGTCGCCCGCGACTGTCTGCGCGACGAGCCACGCCTGCACAGTGACGATGAGCTCGGTGCCGACAGGCTGCGGCGGCACGGTGAGCGTCGACCAAAACTGCAGCCACGCCGTCGCACTGATTTCGTGCGTCGCTGAGCTGTAGTCGGACCATGCCGACGGGCCTGCGGGCACGCCGCCCCCGTTGCCGCCCCCGGTAGATAGGGCGGTGTAGACCCGCAGCGAGGTGCCCTGCGGCGGCGGCGACGTCGTGCCCTCGGTGTCGGTGCGCAGCGCTGTCGCTGTCCAATAGCCGCCCGTCTGCACAGGCACATCGGTCAGCACGTAGCGGGCGAACCCGGAAATCGGCGGGGCGGCAGGGTCGTCGGTGACGGTGATCCCGTCGCCGGGCTGCAGTAGGCGCAGGTTGCGGGGCTGCCCGTCTGCGTCGGTAGAGCTGACTCGGATAGTGCGAGGGTTAGAGCCCGTGCCGGTGATAGCGATGAATCCGGCGCCAGGGTCGCCCGACGTCGAGTTGCTCCATAGGTAGCGGGCAAACCCTCCCGAGGGGCTGATAGGTGCGGCGATGAGCTGCCCGCCCGGCTGCGCGACGACGAGACAGACGGTGCCGGGCTGCACGGGCAGGCCCCCAGCTGTCGGTACTCTGCCGACGCCGAGCAGCTCAGCGAATCCGCCCGAGTAGGTCGAGACAGTCGCGACCCTAGACGCCTGCATCGCTCGTCCTCACGCCGACAGCCATCGGGCCCGTGCCTAGATCCCACTCGGTGAACGTGACGAGGTGATCGGCGGTGCCTGTCGGTGTCACGATGCGCAGCGTGTCGCCGCACTGCAGCCGAGGATCGGGCACAGCGCTCAGACCCACGGTGCGCCAAGCTGCGGCAGTCGTGCGCAGCAGGTCGACAGCGAAAAGCTGCGCGTCGACCTCATCGGCAGGGCCAGGGCGCGACAGGTCGAGAGTGACGCGCCCGGCGGGCCCGCCGTAGGCAAGGGCCCCGGCTGACTGCACAGCGTCGCCGACGACAGGCCCGCTCGGCGTGTCGAACGTGACGCGCACCCGGTTAGCGAACGTGCCGCCGCGCCCGGTCTCTGTGTCCACTGAGAGCACCTGCTCTGTCGTGCTCCACTCGACGTCGGGCGCGCCCACGGTGAAGGGCTCGCGGATAGTGAGCCGGTTAGCGTCGAGCTCGCAGACGAGATTTATGCCCTCGCACAGTGCCCGTGCTGCTGTCCACGCGTCGCCCTCATAGGACCAGAGCGGGTCGAGCGGGCGGGGCGCTGTCGAGTCGGTGACGGTGATCGGCCAGGGCATCGCATAGTCGACGAGGCGGGAGACTGCCTGCTGCACGGTCTCGCCCGGCACGGCAGCGAATAGGCCCCTATCGGTCGCGGCGAACGCTGCGCCGCTGATGGCGTCGATAGTGAACGTGTAAGAGCCGCCCGAGTCGCGAGACAGGGCGACCCGGGCGGGCAGCAGCCGCACCATCGGCACGGTCTGCGGGCCCTGATCGGTGACAGCACCGAGGCTGAGCTGCAGGTAGGTCGAGGCGAAACCGGAGAGCGGGTCGGCGGGTGACGTCGGCAGCAGGGTCGGATCGGCCACGGTCAGCGAGGCGCTCCATCCGTAGGCGTCGGAAAGGTTCTGCGACAGCGTGCCGCCCTCGATAGGGACCGCACCGAGCAGCAGCGCATCCGTGCTGCAGTCGTGAACGCTGACGGTGCGCACGAGCCCGTGCGACGTCGACAGGGCAGCGGCGAGCTCAGGTGAGACAGGGCGCACGGTTACCAACCGCCCCACGATGCTGCGAGCTGCGTGCCGGGCTCTCGGAGCAGGTCGAGCCAGGTCGGTACGTCGACGAGCTGCCACGATGCCCACTCACCCGGCACAGCTTCCCAGGTCCACGGCAGCGGGTCGGGAGTCTCGACGATGAGCGGGGCGCCTACCACGGTGTAGGGCACCGAGACCCACGACAGCGAGCGGTCTGCGATGGGGCGGGCCCGGCTGAGGGTCTCGCAAAACAGCCACGCGTCGGTGACAGGGCAGCCGGGCGGCGTGCGCAGCAGCAGCGGCGAGCCGTCGTCGAATAGCTGCGCGATGAATGCGATCCCTGCGTCTGTCGTCGGGATGCTGAGGGTGCCGGTGACGATGCGCCGGGGTACATACGTCGCGATAGGGGCGCCGCCGTCGAGCGGTGCGTGGACAGTGCCCGACGTCTGCCACTCCCTCGGCGTGTCATTCTCGATAGTGACAGCGACAGCGAGCGGCAGCACGGGATGGCTCAGCACAGGCAGTCGGGAGTCGAGCTGCGTCGAGGCGGTCTCTGCGCCCGCTGCGTACAGGGCGGGCACGCCGAACGGGCACTCACGGTCTAGGAGTGTGTGATCACCTGCGCCGAGCCCTCTCATGCCGCGCACAAGCTCGGGCCCGTTGCCGGTGTCCCTCGTTACTGTCGTGCCCTCGGCGATACCGACGAGCTCGACGAGCACCGAGTAGGCAGCGGGCTGCGGCGTGACTGTGATCATCGAGGGACCTCGCTCAGCTCGGCTCGGATAGTGCCCGCCGCTGTGCCGCCCCGGCGCAGGGCCTGCTCCCACGCCGCCCAATCCCTCGACGCGGCAGCCCGGCGAGCATCCTCGATGTAGCGGGCTGTATCGCCGAGCGCCGCTGCCTGACGTTCGGCGGCGTCGGCTGACTGCCTCGCATACTCGGCGTTCTTCTGCGCGGGCGCGGTCTGGTCGCGGGTCGCTTGGTCGAGGGTCTGCGCCGCCGCGACAGTGAGCGCGACTGCCTCCCTATTCTGGCGCGTGTAGCCGAGCAGGTCCTCGCCCGCCTCGGTAGCGAGCAGCAGCGCGTCGAGGCTGCGCTGCGTCTCCGTCGCGACCTTGCCTTCGGTCTGCACCTGATCCTCGGCGGTGCGCTGCAGTCGCCGGTAAGCCTCCAAGTTAGCTAGGAGCTGCCTCTCGACTTTCGCCTGCGCCCCTACAGCTGCCTGCCCGGCGCCGCCGACTGCGAGCAGCGCGTCTCCTACCTGCACGCCCGAGTCACGAGCGAGCTCACCGAGGCGCGCTAGTGCCGCATTAGTGTCGTCGAGCCCGAGCAGCGATGCGATCTGCTCGGCCTGCTCGAACGCGCTCGACTGCCCTCGCAGGTAGGCGAGCGCCACTGACTGCCCGGTTTCCTCGGCCTTAGAGACGGCACCCGATAGGGACTGCTCGACGAGCGCTGCAATGCGGGCCTTCTGCTCGGCGGCGGCAGCGCTGACGCCGCGCACGATAGAGCCGACGAATAGGGCGCCGACGCCTACAGCTGCGCCGACAGGGCCCAGGGCGGGCAGCAGCCCGCCGACAGTGCCGAGCGCGAGGTCTGTCGCGCCTGCGATGCCTGTCGCCTGCGAGCTGATGCCCTCGCCGATGTTCTGCCCGAACTCGGCGCCTACCTCGGTGCCGAGCTCGCTCGCCCGGCTCTGCCCTTTAGCGGGCAGCGACGTATCGGCTGACTGCCGCACCTTGCCGAAACTCTGTTTAGCGTCGCGGGCGATCTGGTCGAATGAACGCTCCGAGCTGTTAGCGAGGTCTCTAAAGTCACGCTCTAGTTTCTGCGTCGCCTTGTCGCCGTCGCGAGCTACATCGTCGAGCGCGTCGCTGACGTCATCGAGCGCATCCTCGGCCTTACCTGCGCCGCGCAGAAAGTCTCGGACGTCAGCTAGAAAGGTGACGTTAATGCCACGCTTAGCCATTAGCTGATCCCGTCTGCAGCTCGACGGTACGCCCGGACGATAGAGGCGGTCCAAAATGCGACGACAGCGGGCGCAATGTCTGCGACCACGGGCCAAACGGCGTACCCACGGTCACGGCGTGGCGCCATCTGCCGGGCGGTGTGCCTGTCGGTGATCGTGAACCGGCGCCCCTTGGGGCTCGTCGACGTATAGGTGCGGGTGATCTGATCGACGCGTGAGCCTCGCTTACCTTTCACGCCGCCCCGCTCATACTGCCGCCCGATTTCGCCGGGATTAGCGCCGCCCGATAGCGGGCGGGTGCGCTGATACGCCCGAGCTGTCGGAGGGTTGCCCGCCTGAAAGGTGACGCCCGTAGCGAGCAGGTCGGGATACGGACCGAAGCGGGCACTAGCTGCAGCGAGGGTGCGCACGCCGTCGACCCACTCGGGGCGGAATGCAGCCGCCGTCTCGTCTCTCACGAGAGAGCGGGTGCGCCTATCGGCGACCTTAAACGCTAGGACAGACGCCGCGAGGCGCCGGTCTCCCTTCACTGACAGCACGACGCCCGAGCCGCCTAGGCCCAGGTAGTCGTCGAGCTCGTCACGGACAGGTTAAGCGGGTGACGCCCGAGAGTGTCAGGCGTGAACACCTGCTCATGCGATGAGACGACGCACTCACCCTCGACGGTGAGCACCGAGCCGACAGGCCCGCCGACGTTCTCTGTCCAAATAAAGGCGAGGGTTGCGTCGGCCTCTAGCGCGGTGATCAGGGCGCGGGTGATCCCTGTCGCGCTTGTGTCTTTGTAGACCTCGCCCGAGATAGAGCCGTTGCTCGGCGTGCCCGGCTCGGCGACCTTATCGCCGCAGGCGACAGGCACGAGCGTCGGCTCGCTTCGGCTCGGCCACGTAAGCGTGCCGTTGATCACCTGGCAGGCGAACTCTTCGCCGTCGAGGGTGAGAGAGAGCTCTGCATCTTTCTGAGTAGCCATGATCAGCCTCCGATAGTCGTCGAGTAGGTCGCAGAATAGGCAGGCAGCTCGCCCGTGCTGTGCGTGTACGTGCCGAGCGTTACGTCTGTGTCAGCTGCAGGTAGGACAGCCGCCAAGAATGCGGGCAGCGATTCCTCTAGCCATCCGAGAGACAGGGCGCCGCCCGGCGCTGCTGCCACTAGGTAGGCGGTGATCTCGCACCGATACCCGCAGAGGGTCTCCCTGACTATCGGCGAGACAGGCCCGACGACGACGCACGGCGGATTCACGGCGCCGGGGTCTGTCGTGACGGTGAATCCCTCGGCCTGCAGCTGCGCGACGAGCTCGCCCCGAGCTGCTGTGAACGGTGACGCCATGACTCAGCCGACCCTAGGACGGCGCCCGCGCAGCATCCGATAGACCCGGCTCATGGCCGACGAGTCGCCGACGCCGATAATGCCTCCCGCATCGTCGAAACCGGCGAAACCCTCGGGGCTGTTCCGAGACTGATACTGCAGGGCGGCGAATAGGACCGCGCCTTGATAAACGTGCGGGCCCTCTAGGGCGGTGCCGAGCGGCGGCGGCGTCGACTGCCACGGCAAATCGGAGCGGTGCAGCTCGACCCACGACTCCGCAGCATCCGTCGCTGCGACGAGCAGTGCGTCAGACGACGGCACAGGCACGCCCAGGTGCGCACCTACGTCGTCGACGTCGAGCCATGCCGCCACTCGGTCACCCTCCCTCTGGTCAGGCGCTGATCGTCAGCGACTGCACGGCGCCCGCAGCCAGGACAGCGAGAGCCGCCGAGCCGCCGATGCCGAGAGACACGCCGAGCACGGTCGGCTCGTCGGCTCGCATGTTCATGCGGTGCGCTTCGTAGCTCTCGACGAAGCTCGACGAGGCGAGCCGCATCGTGCCGGGTGCCAGAGCCCACGAGACGACGACAGACAGGCCCAGGACGTTCATCCCGAACGCTGTCACGCCTTCGCTCGTGCCCGCCGCATTCTGCGGGCCCAGGACAGGGAACAGCGGGCGCCCGGAGTCGTCAGCCCAACCTCCGATAGTCGCCCAGACGTCAGGCGAGACCACGAGGCGATCCGGCAGCTCGCCGACTGCGCTGTAGATCGTGGCAGCCGCGTCATAGAGCACCTCGGCGGCGTCGATCCCGTCTGCGGCGATAGGCACTGCCACGCCGCCCGCAGCGGTGATAGCGGCAGCTGCCACGGTCTCGGTGCCGCGAGCGTAGGCCCGAGCCAGGTCGGCGCCCACGGCGTCGAGCACAGCCGGGCTCGTGAACGCAATCGACTCGGCGGAGACGTTGCACGAGCGCTTGACGTACACGTAGTCCACGATGACGTCGGTGATCCCGAGCACATCGGTCGCATCGCTCTTCTCGGCAGCCGCAGCGGCGTCGAGGATCGGGTCGGTGATCACGGGGCGCCGGAACGACGAGCCCGAGTCGGGCCCGGTGAGGGGCCCGAACGCTGACAGGACCGGGCGAGCGTCAGCTCGGAGGCTGACGACGCCGCCGTAGATCGACTCAGGGATGAGACCCGGCACGGTGCCCGTCGTCGTGTGCCCTGCGGCCTGTAGGAGCGCCTGCACGGCGTCGAACGTCTGCGGGTCGCTGTGGCGCTTGATCGAGGCGTGCAGGTACTCGCCGAGCGACGGCATCCTGCTTGCCGCTGCGATACGGGGCGCCGCCGTCACCCGTGCAGCTTGTGTCTGAGCACCCATAGCGGCGCCCTCCCTTTCTGCGTTGCCCGAGGCGGCTGCCTCGGGAGTCTCTGCGTCGTCATCGGGCGCCTCGTCGGGCGCCTCGTCGGGCGCCTCGTCGTCTGCGCCGGTGTCGACTGTCACGGTGACCACGGTGCCATCGTCGAGCTCGACGTCGCCCGTGCCCGCTGCAGCTGCGACCTCGGCGACCCGGGCCGCATCGAAGGCGGGGCGGGTGACGAGCGCCAGGTGCAGGGCCTTCGCTGAGCTGATGACCATAGTGCCGCCGTCGAGCGTGTGCTCGATAGGCTCGACTCCGACGCTAAACCCGGTGAGCACATCGTCGGCGGCGAGCAGCAGCGCCTCGTCACCTGCAGCGGTCTCGGAGACCGAAGCTACGACGGTTTGCCCGGTCTCGTCGTCTGCGGCGTCGATCACCTTTCCGATAGGGCGGGTCTCGTCGTGATGCAGGACGACAGGCACGCCCGACAGGTCGACAGAGCCCGCCAAGAATCGGACACGCTCGCCCGACGAGACGACGGCATCGACGTCCCACGGCACTGCCTGCCCTCGGAGGCGCCTGCGCCCAAGGTCAGCGGCGACAGGCGGCAGCTCGGCGGTGAGTCTGATCACGGTGCGACCTCCACTAGCGGCGGGAGACCCTCGATGGCGCGGGCCTCGTCAACGGTGAGCACTCCCGCACCGAGCAGGACCGAGAGCGACTGCGCCCGAGTCGCGAGGTCGGTGCGTAGGAACGTGTCTAGGGAGTGAGAGACAGTCTGCCCGA